CGATGACATCATATGTGTGATTTGTGACAATGAGTGGGACATTCGCTTGACCAAGTTTGAGTGTTAACATTCTGAACGCACCTTTGACCAATTGTGATTTGGTCATATCACGGACTTGTTTATCGTTCAGAGCATCCGTAATTTCTTTTTCGGTGGAAAGCATACCAAGAGAATCTAACACAAACATACAAGGTCTGCGTTCATCCATAGGCATTTGGAGATATTTATCAACTGCCTTAAGTGCCTTCTGTCTAAACTCCTCAATCGTTACTACATTGACCACCACAAAGCGATCCATAGGGATGTTACGACTTTCTAGAAGTGCCCTAGTAATGCTATTCTCAGTGTCAAAATAGAGTACATAAGCGGAGGGGTTAGTATCAAGAAAGTTCTTAACAACGGCGAGAGAGAAGAAAGTTTTGCCAGTACTAGACTCTCCAGCAATGGCAGTGATCTTATTACTAGAGACACCGCCATATATGGAACCACTACACAATCCATTAAAAATATAGCTGCCCGTGTCAACGTATTGTTCGACTTCATCAATTTCTGACGCCAGTTTTGTAAAGTCATCACCTATTTCTTTTACTATATCTTTTAAAAAATCCATGTTAAATACCTAAAATTTTACGTTGACGATTGAAATAATTATGTAGGATCCATGAACTACTATTCATTTTATCCTCTCCACCAATACCAAACTTAAATTCAACACGGGGATCATCACCATACCCAAGGATCTCTGGAGTATTAGTCTTTATTCTATCACCACCATTACAAAAAATAACCTTATCAGAAATTTCTAAACATTTTGAAATAGCCCCAATAGCGGAATCATCTGCATCATCCCATGATATAACAGCATCTACCATATCAAGATGACGAATGATATCTGCTCTCTCAGTCCAGCACTGGAAGTACTGACCTTTCTTGCGCTTCAACCATGGATCACCATTCAATCCTACAACAAGATAATCAGAGAAGTCTTTAGCTCTCTCAAAATATCTCAAGTGTCCACTGTGAATAGGATCAAATCCACCAGTGACAAGACTTACTTTTTCAAAAATCATATCGCCATTCCGTGTTGCTCACGAAGTATTTTTTTATAAGGTCCACCTGGATTTTGATCGCGGACTTCCTTAACCAATTTAAGTTTTTCATACACATCACCACACTGCTTATCAGAGCGTGATTTCCACAGTTGAGTTACAACCGTAGCCAATTCGACATCATCAATAGGAAGGTCCATTATTTTCTCAAGGTTTTTAAATATTCTAGCACATTCTCACGAACGGCCATAAGTTCATTGTAACATTTCTGATTATGAGCACATCCACGAAGAGCATGGTCTGGTTTATGTACTGATTCAATGTACAAATCTAGACCACGATTCCATTTCTGGTCTTGTGATTCATTATCAAGAATTGTGTTCTGATCTTTCATACAAAAAATGATTCTAGTGTATTTGTTTTCTCAACTTCCCATCCGATGGAATCAAGAATGATCTTAAGTGGTTCCAAGAAAGACTTTTCAAATTGTAAATCATAATCAATGTATTTGTCAAGATTTAATTCCTTTGGAAAATCCTGAATGAAAGAAATAATATTCTCATGAATAATATTTGGTTTCTTTAAATAACAGAATTTAATCTTCTCACCATTCTGGATCAAAGAATATTTATTGGTCAATTTATTCTCCTTTATATAATGATTATACAGCAATGCACCTCTAACATGGATTGGTGTTCCTTTAGAATAAATGGTTGAGTTTGATTTATACTTCACTACATCAGATACTGAACGTGGAAATGCAATATCCTCTGGAGGAAGAGATATAAATTCTTTACGACAATTATCAATATAAGCAATCACTTCATCCTCAGTACCATTCATCATCAACTTAAGAGCATCCTTAATCATTGCTCTACATGGTGCAGGAGTAGAAGACTTAACTGCCTCAATACCCATCATTTTTAACTTAGGTTCTTCATACCTAACACCTTCACTATCCCATACATTGAGAATATATCTCTTCTTTGCAGTCCATATACCACGATCAGCAATGTTCTCTCTTGCCATCACCATCTTCTGCTCATAGGCATTCACGTAGTCGGCCAATTCTTGGTAAGAACTTTCAATAAAAGGTTCAAATTGAGTTTCACACACCTTATTAAGGAACGTGACAACGCCCTCATTAGTTTTCTCTCTCCCTTCGTATACACGTTCAACCAAAGGACCCAGATTAAGGTAAATGGAATCAGTATCTGAAGCAATAACATAATCTACCTCCTCAGTTTTTAGAATTTTATTAATCTTCTGGTTCATCTTATTCTCTATCCATCTGATAGAGACTTGTCCTGAAAGAGTAATGGCCTCTGCATTTGCCAACTTGTAGTACCGAAAGTACTGATTACCGATAGCACCATAAGCACTATTAAGAGATATCTTTTTCGCCATTTGAATATTATTACACCTGGCAATCTCTTTTTCCAATGCTTTACTAGGAGTCTTTTCATAGTCCTTCTTGGCTTGAATCATCTTCTTCTTGAAGACAACCCGATCTCCATACATCTTGTCCATCAACTCCGGTAAGAATCCACGCACATCCTTCCTGTACTGTGCTCCATTGGCGCAAGTTGCATAATCTTCAGTAATCTCTACCTCTTGATTTAAAAACCTTTCAACACTCGCGCTGGGATGTCTAGTCTCCCTGAGTGTCTCTGGCGAGATATTGTACTGCATGATAAGATGAGGATAGAGAGAGTTAAGGTCAAAACTAACAACCCAATCATACTTTCCTGGAACCGGTTCTTTGACATAAGCCCCTGCATACTTTTCTCCTTTTGCTGTTCGGTTTTTAGGTGGTATTACAATATTCCTTTTCTTAAGGTAATTGTAAATGATAGTATCCCACATCCGAACTTGATAAAATACATCACTGTAATTCACTTTAGCATCATATGCCATAGTGAGAGCAAGTTCAATGAGTTTCATCTTGTCTTCCAAACGGTCAACAAGTTCCACGTCAACAATGTTATACTCAATAAACTTTTGCCATCCCTTAGTATAGAAGTCCTTAAAGGTATCAAACTCAGAGTGGTCAAGTTTTTTCTGTCCTAATTCTACCTCAGCAATGTAATCTAGTCTATAGGATTCCTGGGCTTTGTAAGTAAACTTCTTATAAAGATCCAAGTAATCCAGTTGTGTCACGCCGCCAATATCAAATGTAATATGAGTGCGACCCATAAGATGAATCTCACCTTCACTTACTAATCCCCATGGTGACATTCTCTTCTTTAATTTCTCACCAAGGACTCTCTCAAGTCTCCTGCAAATATAAGGAATATCATATAATTGAATGTTCCAACCAGTAATCACATCTGGAACATCCACCATCCAATAGTTAATGAAATGACTTAGGAGTTCATATTCACTAGGACAATGATGATAAGTTACGTTACTCTGTTTATTGTTAAACGGTTTAACTCCCCAAGTAATAATCTGCTTTGTTGTATAGTCCTGGATACTGATAGCAAGTATCTCTTCCGTACACGATTCAACATCAGGGAACCCTTGCTCAGACGCAACCTCAATATCCAGAGTAACCAGTTTAATCTTACTGATGTCAAACCGGACCTCATCCTCAGGGTATTTCTCCGATATGTATTGGTAAATATATCGGTCATTTCCGTATATCTCAAAGCCCTCAACATCTTCGTACTTCTTATAGAAGTCTCTACAATCCCTAACCGTCCCCGGATTAATGGCTTCAACTGCATCTCCACTTAACGTTTTATATTTAGCATTCTTCTTAGATTTAACAAATAATGTGGGGAAAAATTCATCTCTAGTCTCATATCTTTTCCCATTCTCAACACCTCTGACCAGAAATTGGTTTCCGATCAATTGAACATTGGTGTAAAATCTCATTCTCTAGTAAGGTCCAAGTATTTTTCAAGTAAAGTGGGTGTGGGGTCTGCCAACGTAAGTATCTTATCAGAACTTATCATGTGTTCGTCGTCTCTTGTAAAAGAACTTAACCAAGGAGCTAAGGTCAATACACCTTCCTGAATGGTTATCTTCTGTTCTGATGTGTTGACAACAAAAGGTTGAATCAATTTACAATCAGGTTCTCCAATGTCAGCACCAACCTCTTCAATCTGACTCACCAGAACTTGGTTGTTCACTAGTGCTAGTACTTTGATTATCTTGTCCATGAGTTAATACTTGTTCTTTAAACATTTTAGTTAAGTTATCTACTGGTTCAACCATTGTAACTACCCAATCAAGAGTCAACGGAATAACAGGTTCTTTTGCAAGAGGAATCCAAGGATAAAATTTCACTTCAAATTGAGATTTCTGATGTTGTTCGGTTACTTCCAAATCTTCAACTTCTCTATGATCTCTCATCTTAACAACACATGGTTTATGAAGAAAATAACCTATAACTTTTTCTTCAACAACCATTTCCTTTACATCTGCAATAATATCCTCACCAGATTTTAGTAGCAAAAGTTTTATAGTCATTATTTATCCATACCTCCATACAGTTTAGCATAAAAAAAGAGGGTCGTAAAGACCCTCTCATCAATTTAAAGATAATTCTTTCGAGCATGATGATCTGGAACTATCTTTCCCAATTGTACCACAAGGAGTCCATCTGCAAACTCGACGGATCTAACCTCTGTATCGTCGGCGAGCGTCCATTGTCTGGTAAAGGAACGTTGAGCCAATCCTTTGTAGACAAATTCTCCATCATTTTTCGATTCTTCTTTTTTGCCTTCCACAGATAATTTTCCAAACTCCGTATAGACGGATACTTCATCTTTCTTAAACCCCGCAAGGGCGATTTCGAGTCTCGATTCGACATTATTTACTTGTACCAGATTATAAGGTGGATAATTAGAATTTGTATCGTGTAGGTTGAAGAAACGGTCAAGATAATCTTCCATTCCTATGCCGTTCCGCTGAATCCTTTCCATTAATTCAGGAAGATTTGCAGCATGATACCTTGCTAGTGCAGTCATGATAGTAGCTCCTTTAAAAGCGAGTTTGTGTTTTGTGGACCCCGAAGGCATCCATAATATATTTATAGCACAGACCACTAAAAAAGGATAGGTGGTTTACCGTAAAAACTGATTCTTAACGCGACGGTTTCTACGAAAAGGTTTATGAGTCAAATAAAAATTAGTGTAATTCACAATCACTAATAAGACCAATAATATAGTATTAATCTCCATCAAATATTTAAAGCGACACGAAAACAATAGCACACTATTGTATAACTGTATATGAAAGTAAAGATATTAATCGGCATCTTGCGTTTTACCTTTCTTCCCAATATTATATTTCTGCTCTAATACCCAATCGTTCTTATCCTTATATGCAAGAACTTTGATTTGGTTAAGAGGTGCAATATCTGATACAGAATCAATATTCACTACTGAAACAAGTCCCCAGTCAGCCAAAAGACGAACAATGCGATTACGTCGTTGTACATCGTTAACTGTGAGATTAGCATGCTTACCATCCAATGCAAATAATTCTTTAAAATGCACAATAAAATACCTACCTTGCTTGTGCAAGATATGACATGATTGATAGAGTTTCTTCTCCTTCCTGGATGCAACTCCAATTCTTGTTAAAGTCTCACGGACCTTGAGGAAATCATCAGGTTCATTAAGAAGTACCTCCACCATTTGATCTTGTGACCAATTGACTTCAGGCTCACCAGTAGTCGTCATTTCATTCCTCCAGTATCAAGTCGTTGTTTAATAAATCCAATCTGTTCTTTTGATAAAATTTTCAGTGCTTGAGATGCTTTTTCATTACTATAGCCATAATAACTTTTAATACATTCTAAGTCTGTGACTTTATCTTTGCGGAGCCAGGGAGAAAATCTCTTCTTTTTCCTAAGAGTATTTAGATAAAAATTATATTGCATATCTTTATCAAGATTAGGATACCTATTCATTTCATTAACAAACATAATGCAATCTAGGTTACCTGATAAACAACGATTGATAATATAAGGAGCATAATCCTTAATGACAGCAGGATCTTCTTCAATAAGATTATTCTTATTGAAGTTAATAGAGTTTAACCAGTCTTTAAGTTCCATTATCTTATAATCTGAATGTCATCATCTTCTGTCCAGAGTTCGACCTTATCTCTAAAACGACCATCCTTCTTAAGAGTTTCATATCTCTTTGTAGCCTTACGTTTCCACCATGAAATAATATTCTCAAGATGAAACTTATCCCAGTTCTGACCAGGAATTAACTTATCCTCATCACCACGTATAACTTCTCTAACATTTCCATACCCATAATCAGAAATATAAAATCTCTTCTTCTCCATAAGTCCAAATGCCATTGCAATGACATCATTAAACTCTTTAAGTTTATCCTCATCCTTCAAACTATTTCTAATAATAGAAATCATCTTCGTCTGTCGTTTCAATTTCTTAGAAGATGCTTTATTATCTGTTAAAGGTTCATTATTATTTAAGAGAGTAAACCTGTTATGAAGACGATGGAATGCCTCTGAATAAAGAGTAGGTATGAATTTACTATCAGTCAATCCCTTATGCCTTATAAAAGGTTTTAGGCCATCATACTGTGATGAAGAACTACTAGATCCATAAAGAGAAGTAGTTTCAAATAATGCAATATCTTTATCAAATACTTCATTCAAAGTCTCTCTTGCAAAATGAGAAACACACATCAATGCAAGAAGTTTGCCTCCAAGATAATTATATCCAAATGGTTGAGAAGGAACGATCGCAAATCCCATCACAGCATGACGATTGAATATAGAAAGATCAGGAGGTTTTCCTAACCATTCATTCCTTGGTTTAGAATTAATTAAAGGAGATTGTAAACGAATAAATCCAACTATCTTTGAACTATTCTTTTCAAATACCATCCATCGCAATTCTCTACCAGGAATATTATCCTCATTATTATGAGAAGATACTGCTTTCAAAAGACTCTTATAATGATCTTGCGGAATACCCTTATTCTCAAAACGAGCGCCAACAAAGTTGATATCAAATTCCATCTCTTGAGGATGAATGTCTTCATTAAAGAATTCTTCCTTAAGATCAACAAGTGGACTTGATTTTTGAACAACTGCTTTTTTTACAGCACGAAGATACTCCTCCAAATTGGTGAAGTTCTTAAAGTAATTAATAAATTCATCAGCAGCCCATATAGCATCTGATTCAGAAATAATCATTTAAATAGAATCCAAGTATTGTGTTCCTGGATCATTATTCTTAAATTTATACACTTCCAATACTACTGTATCAACTATCCTATTGAAACTTCTTGACATCTGACGATATCCAGATCCAACATAAAGTTGACCTGCAAATACTGATACAGTTGCAGCACCCCAGAAAAGATAATAAAATCTAGACTTAACTTGTGCTTTCAATTTCTTTTTGTCTTTAGTCATGGTCTTTCTGGGTGAGAAGTTTGTTCAGTAAGTTTTGCAGTAACAGGTCCATCAGCTGACCAAACAGATAATGTATGGACGTTAATGGAATCCTTTTCAAATATTTTAACATCAACCTTACCATCTTTGCAAGAAACTTTAACAGTCCCATTGCAATGCCAATCTGAAGGTTCTCTATAAAACCTATAAACTGGATAAGGATCGCGAGTTTGAGCAGACGCAACTACTCTATAAAAATTTTCAGTCATTTTTTGGTATCGGTGATTGTTTAGCAAGTTCAATATTTCTCTGCTCCAAATTTCTATTAAAATTCCATTGGTCAAATTTCACATAGAGATGATAAGGTAAACAGAGAAGTTTCTGTGTAATCCATTCAAGATAAAGTAATGAGAGTATAATATACTTCTCAATCATTAAATCACTTCCTCTAGATAATTAGCAACTGCATGGTAACCAATTCCAACGCCAACCTGTGCTCCAAGGAAGAGAACTATAGCAAGACTCCATAAAATTTTATTCTTCATCTTTCCTCTCCAATGAAAATCCTAAAACTCTAAATTCAACAAAGGTAAGTGCAATTGCTGCAAACACCAATCCCATCCACATCATCATAACAAGTCCTGTAAAGTAAATAAACTACGAAGTTCCAATCCAACAGCATCTAAAGCGTCTGCACCTCCTTCCTGCCTATCTACGATGGCAAGAACACGCTGAACGAAGTATCCAGCATCACATAACTTTTCTGCTGCTAAAATCGCAGAACCTCCAGTCGTAACGACATCCTCTAATACTGTAACACGAGAACCTATTTCTGGCAAAGGTCCTTCAATCCATGCTCCTGTACCATGACCTTTTGGTTCCTTTCTTACAATCAATGCATTAAGTTCACGATCCTTTAAAGCAGCAGCCATAGCAACTCCACTTACCAAAGGATCTGCACCTAATGTAAGTCCTCCTACTGCACTACAATGTTTCTCAACATTCTCTAGAAGACTTAGACTTAAGATCATAAGAGCTTTTCCATTTAATGTTACTGGTTTACAGTTTACATAATGGTTGCTTTTAACTCCAGATGAAAGAGTGAACTCACCTTTACGATAAGCATCTCTCTTTAACATTTCAAGTACTTGTTCTCTCATTTCGCTTTCCTATAATGACTCCAAATTTCATCAATTTCTCTTTTGAAGACTGCTTGTTCATGTGCTTCATTCCATGGACTATGATACCCAACATACAACTCTTCCAATCTCTTCCTATCTTCTGGCCATAAAAACTCTTTACTCATTTACATCCTACTGGGAAAACTATTTATTTCTTCTAATTGAAAACTCCAATCTTCTATAACAGTATTAGCATATAATCTATCACTAAGAAGTTCCACCTGTTCCGTAGCATATTCTCTATCAGGTGCTTCAAAATAAAGATCAATCACCTTACCTAATCTCAACTTCTTGATATCCAAATCAGAAAGTCTACGCGAAGCATCTCTAACAGCATTTCCTGGAGAGTCATCAACCTGTCCTCTTAGACGAATAAAAATAAGTGCTTTAAATTTCATAATTATCTAATGGATACATTGATTTAATATGTTGTTGTAATCTCCACACCAGATCATCCTTTCCTTCATAATCTGGCATCTTTAATACTAAAAACAAAAATAATTTCCATTCCTTTTTTTTAAACATCTTTTATACTCCCAGACTCCTTCTGTGCTTTAAGCCATCCTTGTCCTCTACTTATTGATTCTAGTCTAGCAGATTCAAACTCTTCTGCACAATTATCTACACCCTCCCAATCTTTTTTAAACTCTTCTGG